CTCCCACTAGGGTATTTCTCCCTCCGCTACCATGTATAGGTAACGGCCACGGGTTCACCTCCGTCCTAAATTAGAACGGGGAGGCCCATCTCGGCTTGATGTCGACGCGCCGAGGGCGTCCAGCACGCTCTAGGTGATTCCTGTCGACAGATGGCTGTCTGCCGCGTTTAAGGAAACACTTAAGCAAGGCATCTGGACCATCCAAGGGATCCTTGGGTAGTCTAGAAGACACTACATAGCCCTTAACCAAAGGACTATGCAAGTGCTCGCACATTTTCTGGGTTTCATATCCCAGAAAAGAGGTACGACCCAGCACTGAGGACGTATCCGCAACAAACGGAAAATGTTTAATTAACCGAATGATGCGGGCGTCAAGCCATTTCACGGTCTCCCAGTATCCAGCCTTGTAAAGCTGGTTACGAAGAGATACCATAGAAATGACCTCAGTAGCGTGCTTCCGTGTGGTAGGAAATACATTGCGGACCTTGACGATACTAACGTCATATCCGTCATAGTACTCCTTCCCGCAAGACTCTCTGAATCTTCCGATCCAGAAAGACTTGGCCATGCCTACTCGAGCCCCAAAAGACTCGAGAGCATGGACAACGGAATGCACAGTGTCAGTGGGGACGATAATATCATCTCCATAGACAAGGGCCTCGCCAAGGAATCGGGTTAAATCCCGCTCCTTGGTAAAGCGTGTGCTTAGCTCTCTCTCAATACCGATGAGAACAATGGTAATAAATACCATTGCCTCAAAGGGAAAACAGAGAGCTGAACCCATAGACGCAAACTTGGATAGGCGTTTTAAACCTATTCCAGGTACATCAGCTGTTCGACTCCTACAAGCTTCGACCGCCCCTAGCAAATGGGGGAAGTCGTCGAGTAGGAGCCGTACCAACTGATTGGAGACCCTATCGGAAGCCTCGCTCAAATCGAGCGTGGCCAAGGATCCTGTAAGGGATCCCTTCCGAGCCAGACGCTGGTTAGGCGACTGGTCCTCGGTTCCGATGAAATCAACAAGAAACCTCTTGTTGATTCCCTCGTTTATTGCCTCAAGCATGGCCTGTTGTGCATATTGCATACAGGTTGGCTCTATGGCAATAATACGTGGGGTCTTCATCGTCTTAGGAACGGAGATAACTTTAACAGGTATCTCTGAACCGGGTTCTAGGTGGTGGACCGCCTCCTCATGCACATAACGTGCATTCGGAAAGAGATAGTCCCCTGACGGGAAATATCTCTCAAGGCGGTCGGTCCAGGTGCGGCTACGGTACTTGCCGTTAGCACGGCATTTATCCGCAGTCGCCCCAGGTCCGTGCTTCGGAATAAGTTCCAGGTTCCAGATCTTGCGATCCAGTTCCGAGAACAGACTCCGAAACAAAATGCGCGATATACGCTTGAAATCGGCCAGGTCGGCCGGTTCCATCGTCTCATCGTGCAGAGCCACCTCCTTATCACACTCGAAATAGTCAGACATAGCCTTCTGCTCCCTTACAGGGGAGCAAGGAAGCAGAATCTTGCTATAGATCAAAGTCAATTGTCTAATAGCGAGAATTGCATCTATGTCCGGCTCATCGAGAAGCACACCGCTACCACGGTCAAACACCAGATCGAGGAAACCTCCGAGAAATCGGGGGAGACCTGCATGCCAGGAAAAACCCTGGAACATGTTGCGATCTACAATCCCTTGGTCAAGACTTTTTTGGAAGTCTTTTCCAAAGGAAGGTAGGGTTATCGTCAAAAACGGTAACCCCTCGTGTTTGTACCGACCTTCGACTGTTTTACAGTCGATGGTGGCGCTAGTGCGACATCTGATAGCCGACTCGTCGGCTATCTTTTTCCAGAGCACGATCAGGCTTTTCAAACATTCCTCCTTTAAATAGGGGGTGTATGTTTCCTTAGCCTAATCACACGGGCTCACAGCTCTCTTAAATAAGAACTGTGAACAGAGTAAGACCACCCAGTGCCGCAATAGTTGCGATCACTAGGATGACCAACAGCAGAATCATAGTATTATGGTTCTGGTTTAGTTGGTTCACTTCCGATTCTCTCCTCTCTCGTTCTTCAATCAGATACCTTAACAGTATACTGAAAGAAGAAACGTAATCCTCGGGGTGGGGTCCGTTAGGACTCACTCCCAAGGAGTTTCGTAACGACAACGCTCGAGCTAGCCTGGAGGGCTTCAATGAAGCCATCGTAGACTGCTTTTGCGTCAGCGTTTGAGAATCCGGCAGGAGGTCTATCAAAGACCAAATATGTGGACATTGAAACTTCCACATTCTGCGCGGGTAGGAATGGATCGGTTGTGATCTTACTCACATCGACTCGGACAACCTGACGCTTCCTCGACTTCTCAGTCGTGGAAAGTGACAGTTTGATCAGACCATCTGCGGACTCGTACACACTCTGAAAGTTTCCAGTGGAAACTCTCGGAAGTGATGTCGTAGTACCGCTGATTTTGATGGACTGTGGGTCGGCCAATGCCATTAGGCAGTGCTCCTGTTCTGAACCCTTACAAGGGTTCGTTGATGGTTGCAGTGAACATCCTGCAGCTAACTCCTGGTAATACCAAGAGCAGCAGCTATGGCCACTTGAGTGGATGACAATCCATCCCAAGTTAGACCAAATCCGAAGGGGTTAGCAGCAGCCCTCGTCTTCGATATAAGTTCAATCGTTGACGGTGGGATGCTAGCCGAGTTCAAGAAAGGTGAAACAATCTTGGACCCGAACTGATTGGTTATTTTCACGGATTTTTCCTCCATGATGTAACCATATCGCATAACCAGGCCCTGGATCGCGAACTGGGAGGCGTTATTAATAACGTCTCCTGTATTCGAGAACCAGTCGATGGCCCAGCTCCACGGAGTTAACTCCCAGAGAACATCTGGCGTAGGGGTAATGCCGTACAACTTATCGGCTTCAGAACCTGCACGAAACACTCCTGACCAAGCGTCACCCCGGTCAGGTAGAGTGTGAGTGAAGGCTCCTGAGAACCACCTACGAGTCTGAATCTTAACTGACTGAGTTAACGGAATGGGCCCGAATGCACTTGACCAAGGAAACAAAAAGGTCTGCTGATTCTGTGAAGAAGCAGCTGGCCAATAGTCTCCTAGTTCAGTTGTGTATTCGGACTTCTCTATCGGGAACTCAAACTCCCGTCGAACGTTCCTGCCACTATCTCTCTGATATTGTTTTAAGATATCACGAGAGTTCCGAGTTGATGACGCAACGTCATCAACTTCAGAAACTAGTGGCAACCATCCAAAAACGTAGTTCAGATACTCTGAACCAGCGGCCTTTGCGATGGCGGTTCGTTTTCTCCAAGTAGAGATACCAGGAAGGGCAGGAATGCCATCCCTACGTACCTCACCTAGAGCAACGGCGAGAGATGAGTTCGGATTCGTTGGTGCGCACGATGAGATCGCTGTTGCACCCAGTGGATCAAGGTCAGAAAGATCTTTTGACCTGAATCCCTCTGGAGTGACACCACGATACTCAATCGGCACAGTGGTATCTGGCATGGGCGTTCCAATTTTGCCTTTAATTCTATAGGCTGGATTGGTTTGGCTCGTGCCAGAAATGCTGACCGTAGGAAAACTACGCTCAACTTTGGCCGTGTAAAACGGACCACCACTCTCAAACAATCCTGGACGGATTTGTTTGTGACCTTCCGAGTCAGTAACCTGACTGCCCATATTAGGCAACTGTTTCGACGGTACGCTGTTCCAAGTTTGTCCGGAGTCTTCCGAAAAATGGATTTCTCCGGAACGCTTGGTAAACGACCGACGACGAGTTGACCTGGGCATAGAGTAGCTCCTTCTTCTCCGTTAGGAAATACACACTATTACTAGTGTGGGTGGATGATGCACTGCGCGGCCCCCA